GTACAAGTTAGGCCCCATATTAAAAATATGGAAAGCAATGGTGCGGACCATCTTAATAAGGATTAACAAAATGAAAAACGCAATTCGTTACATTACACGAGCGGCAACAGTCGAAGAAAACGAAGGGGGCCTTCAAGCCAAGTTCGATTTCTATGCCTCACTAGCCAAGCAGGTAAACGCAGAATTGAAGCGGGCAGAAAAGGATGCGATCGAAGCGGGCGAGGCCAAGAGGGTCATTACCGGCACCGCGGATCTCGCACCTAATCGAGATCTTTACATCGAACTACACGGTGTGAACGCTTGGAACTCTAACAAGCGTACATCTAATCGGACCACACTGGTCTGGAACTAATCACACTGGGGCCCAGCAATGGGCCCCAATTCTCTCAATCTCAACTAAGGATAAACAAAATGAAACGCAATTATAGAAAAGCATTCGACGCACTCACGAAGATGGGGGCTCCGGTTATTAAAGGCGGCGATAACGGAGAAGATACATTCCGGATCAGTGCCGAAGACAATGTGTCATATACATGGGCAGATTATTACCAGATGACTGACGGAGATGACACGGGCTACATGATGGGCGTAAGCGACAAGATCAATAACGTACTAGATGCAAACGGATTGTATGCAGAATGGATTAACGCAGGCGTTTTAGGTGTGCATGAAAATTAAACCATTGGGGCCCAGCAATGGGCCTCAACCCTCTTAATCTCAACTAAGGATAAACAAAATGAATAGACCAATAAACACAATAGCCGCGGACATTAGCTCCGATTGGAAAAAAGTAAACTTCGCGGCCGTGCCGTACCTCGAGGCGATGTATAGCCTTAATAGTATAAACGACGATTATTACTATGACACCGGCAAATCGGTCGTGCGTTACTTCCTAGCCAATGCCGCAAGCTGGCGAGGCGATACCGCTCGAGCGATTAAGGCAGAGTTAAAGGCAATGCTCAAATAATACCGGTTAGCGGCGTCCGTTGGGCGCCGCCTTCCCGTGTCATTAGGCGCGCCAATGTAAACTTAACTAAGGAAGGATAAGACAATGCAAACGAGTGAACATCAAGCGATCAAGCAAGCGATCAAGCTTCGCCTGGCTATTCACAAGGCCGCGGCCAAGATCCTAGGTAACGACTATGACGCTACCAGCTTAACCGACGAAGTCATGACGCTAATATTAGACTGGTCGGATCCGAAGTACGATGACTATCTAATCAAGCCGGAGGTCCCAACCAATGAACTATGATACATCACACGGGAGCCCGTTCGATCGAGGTGGTGCCGACTACTGGTATCACCGGCCGGCATATCCTCATTACTGGCCGGAAGGCACGGGACGCGGCATAAAGATATGCCAGGGGCATATGAGCAAGGCAGAGATAGCTGCATACTATGCCGGCTTCGATGAGGCCGCAGAGCGGGGGGACCAAAAGGATTACGGTTAAGGCAACGGACGCGGGGAAACTCGCGTCCTAATTTTTGACAGATTAACAAATTAAAAATTAAGCAAGGCCGCAGAGCCGCAGCGCGCTAACATAATAGAAAACAAAAGAGCGGCAAGGCCGCAGAGCCGCAGCGATTACGATAACGACCAGCCTATAAAAAATTAATTATTTACTTGTGGTTTGGTTGTGGAATTACTATATTAAAATTATGCAATAATGCATGTTAACCAATGTGAAAGTATAAACAAAATGAAAAACGGAATCATTTACAACGGACCTAGTCTCTTGGATGGTAAACCAATTGTAGCAATCGCAACGTATAGCGACCGCAACACCAAGACGGGCAAGGTCCTCCAAACTTATATTATCCGCTCGGATATCTCACCATTGAACGCAAGCAAGAGCGGCGCAGACTTTTCAATTTGTGGTGATTGCAAGTTTCGCGGGACCCCGACGACGGACCCCGAGCGCAAGCAAGCAGTCAAGCGGGACTGTTACGTTAATCTAGGGCAAGGTCCAACAATCGTTTATAAATCATACCTGCGCGGCGTTTATCCAATGGCGGATAACGTAGGGGATCGCGTCGATTTAGGCGCGGGTCGCGTCGTTCGTCTCGGAACCTATGGCGACCCAGCGGCCGTTCCCTCTTGGATCTGGGACCAATTGATCCGCCGTTGCGAATCACACCTAGCATACAGCCACCAATCCGGATTCCGGCCAGATATCGCAATGCAAAGCGCGGACAACGAAGCGCAAGCGCTCGATCATTGGAAGCGGGGCAACAGAACGTTCCGAGTAATCGCGGACCTTGGCGAATTAATCAAAGGTAAAGAGATCCTTTGCCCAGCCAGCAAGGAAGCAGGGCAGCGGGTCCAGTGCAATGCCTGCAAACTATGCGGCGGGACTTCGGTTAAGTCGTCAAAGTCAATCGCAATCGTGCAACATTAGGAGCAACAGCATGAAAAAATTTCAAATAACAGTAACGGCAACAGTGTCTTTTGATATCGAGGCAAAGAATTATGATGCCGCAAAATGGATGGCAAATGCCATGGTCGAAGATGGCGTACCTATTTGGAGTGATTACGACGGGGACATGCCAACGACGGACCCAGAGTTTTCATTCAACGATGACCCCGTAGAAGTTAACGAAGTATGATAGATGCCAGGGGGATTTCCCCCCTGGTTCTTTTGTCATCGGGGGAAACTCCCCCAAGAATGGGGCCGCAGAGCCGCAGACCTAGGTCAAAGGCCGCAGAGCCGCAGAGCCGCAGAGCGCGGACCAACCACATCAAGATTTATATTAGAGAGGCGACGCCGCATGATCAAGCAAGCGGGGCCGCAGAGCCTCGAACAAAGCCGCAGGGTTCTCGAACCGCGAACCTTGGGCCTCGGACAGCCCACCAGACAACAGGTTAGGGCCCTCGGACCCCTCAAACAGAACTAGGGTGCGTGTAGAGAGGGCCTTTACCAAGAAGAAACTTAGACCACCTCGGTTTGAATAGGCCATATGCCACGCAACCTGATGAGGTGAGACTTTTACGGCGTTTCCTTTAGCTACCTTCAACTCTATCCAAACGGGTAGGCCATCACAAAGCAGATGTACGTCTGGTACACCACCTCCATGCTTGTTCTCAATCCTTGTTGCCAGTGTCTTTTTTGGCAGAGCGTTTCTTAGTGTGTTCCAAAAGTTCGCCTCTGGTCCCCTGCTCATTAGTCACATCCTTGTAGTCTGCATCGATCACAAATGCTTGAGGGTATTGTTTCTGTAGCAGTGCCAAACGGGAGGTGATCTCATCCCTTGAAAGCTGGTCCAAGGTGTTGATGTTCTCTCGCCTGTCGATAGTCAGACCGCCCAACGCGGAGCGGATTTTTTCTGCATTGATAGCGGCAGAGAATTGCCCTGCCTCTTCGGCACCTTGCGACAGTTGATGCAGCCTTTCCAGTTGACCGATAGTTGTGACCGCATAGCGGCGTTCTCTTTCAGCCCGTAGTTCAGTCACATATTCCAAGACATGTGGGTAGTCCCTGCCATTCAAAAGAATGGACGCCTGCTTGGGTGCAATGTCATGAGCATAGCCAGCTTTCCTTGCACACTCCGCATTGGAGTATATCCCCTCAACAATATGACGAGCGAACGTCATCTGTCTGGTGGTCAGTTGTCTATCATGCTCGTCTTCAATTTTCTTTTTTAACGAAGCCATACTGCCCCTCCTATTCCACAACCATACAACAACCAAACCTCGATGCCAAGTTCTACTATAGCTTATATCCTAGGTTGAAGTGTAATCAAAAAAACAAGAAGTTAGCCTTGGGCTGGTTAAAAAGTTCTAAATGATTACGCTTTTTTGTAATCACTAACACCATTTGTAATCACGTTTGTAATCACCTTATTCTTTTGTAAGTCTTTGTTTTCATTATTTAATTATCACTGCTCTCATTACCTGATTACACTGATTACACCTCATTTGTTTTTTCAAAACACTTTCTTCTTTTTTCTGTCAGATTGCTCTATATGTAATCTCAACTCAGGACCATGGACCACGGTCCAATAAAAAAAGTTCTTGCACCCTTGAATTGTATGTGGTCTATACACAAGTGTACTACATTAATTATTTAACAAATGTGAAAAGGATCATCAACTATGCCTACATACAAAATAGATTTTTACTGGAACGGCGAGTTCGTTTCTACCGAGCATCTTACTAAAGAGGAGGCTCGTCAGTATTGGCGTCATGACCATGCTGAAGGTTACCCCCACAGTTTTGAAACATGGATGCATGACATGAATGCTTTGTCAAATTTGCATGAGGGAGCTACGTCATGAAAGTACTTATTGGATGTGAGACATCTGGCACTGTGCGAGATGCATTTTTAGAGCGGGGCCATGATGCATG